CCGCGCTCGACAAACTCATCGACGGCGAGTGGCCGTTCTTCGCGGAGAACTGCGATCCGGGCGGCCAGTTGGATTTCTACGGCATGCAGGCGCTCATCGTGCGCACCACCGCCGAGAGCGGTGACGGCATCGTCCGGTTCCGGCCGCGGCTGCCGCAGGATAATTTCCGCGTGCCACTCCAGTTGCAGGTGCTGGAGGGGGACTTCCTGGATATCTCCCGGACGATGGGTATCGCCACGGGGCACATCGTCCAGGGCGTTCAGTTCAACCTGTTCGGGCAGCGCGAGTATTACTGGCTGTATAACTATCACCCGGGCGGCGTCTACATGCTGAATCCGCGCGGCGGGATTCTGAGCCAGCCGGTGCCAGCCGCCCAGGTGATGCACACCTACTGCATCCTGCGGCCCGGCCAGGTGCGCGGCGTGCCCTGGCTGGCGCCCGTCATGTTGGCGATGCGGGACCTCGACGATTACCGGGACGCGGAGCGCATGCGGAAGAAGACGGAGGCGTGCCTGGCGGGGATCGTGACTCGCCCCGAGGGAGCCGGTGGTCTGCCCATCGGCGCGAAGTCCACGGACCCGAAGACCGGCAAAACGCTGGAGCGGATGTATCCCGGCATGATCGAGTATCTAAAGCCGGGCGAAGACATCAAGTTCAACGCGCCATCGCCGGCCGGCGGGTACCGCGACTACCTGATGACCGAACTCCAAGGGATCGGCGCCGGCATCGACGTTCCCTACGAGTTGCTATCCGGGGATCTGTCGAACGTCAACTATTCCTCCTATCGCGCGGGCATGCTGGGGTTCCGCAACGCCATCGAGGCGTTCCGGTGGCTGACGCTGATCCCGATGTACTGCCGCCCGACGTGGCGAAGGTTCATTGACACCCTGGTGTTCATCGGAAAGATTCCCGAGGCGAACTATGGCGTGCAATGGACGGCGCCCAAGTTCGAATCCGTGGATCCGCTGAAGGATGCCATGGCCGAGTTGAAGCGCATCCGCACCGGCACGTTGACGTTGTCGGAGGCGATCGCGCAGAACGGCTACGACCCCGAGAAGCAGCTGCAGGAAATCAAGCGGATGAACGATCTGCTCGACGAGTTGCAGATCATCCTGGACTGCGATCCGCGCAAAGTGAACGACAAGGGTGTCGAGCAACAGGGTGTCGGCGGCGAGACAACGCCGGCGTCACCCGCGAAGCAGACTGCGACGGTGAAACATTCAGCCCGGCAGTGGGATTCGCCTACTCGAACCTACGCCTCGTAAATCAACAGCTACAGGAAGGAGTCCTTTATGCCCGAAGAAATCACGGGGACAGCGCCGGAGACTGCGCCGGTGGAGGTCATCGCTGCGGCGACGCAGCCAGAGAGCCAACTGGAACCCCCGGAATTCCAAGTCGAGCGCTTCACGGTGGCAGCGACATTCGCTCCGCCGTCGGCCAATGACGACGCCCGAACCATCGACGCGGTCTGGTACACGGGCGCCAAGGTGCCCCGGTTTGACTGGCGCACCGGCCAGGAGTACGACCTCATTCTTTCGATGAAGGGCTGCCGGCTGGACCGCCTCAACAACGGCGGCCCCGTGCTCGACTCGCACAATGCGTATGGCGTCGAGAGCCAGATGGGCGTCGTGCGGCGCGCGTGGGCCGCTGGCGCAACCGGCAAGGCCACGATTCAGTTCAGCAAGCGCGACGCGGTGACGCCCATCTGGAACGACGTTCGTGCCGGGATCATTCAAAACCTGAGCCCAGGGATGTGGATCTACAAAAAGGTAGACACCACCCCCAAGAACCAGGAGCGGAAGGAATTCACCGCTGTCGATTGGGAGCCGTTTGAGATTTCCCTCTTACCGATTCCCGGCGACGCAAACACGACTTTCATGTCGGCGGCTGGAACGCAGCCGCCGGCGCAACCGATTGTAGTGGAAACGCAACGGGCATCTGCCCACACAAAGGAGAAACCTGACATGGAAACGACCACGCAGGATCCGGGCGTTGAGGCCCGTCAGAACGAAGTTGCCCTCGCCGCCGCGCGCGACGAGGCGGTGAAGGCGGAGCGGTTGCGCGCGAGCACCATTCGCGCGATCGCGACCGGCCCATTCAAAGTGGAGGAGAGCTTCCTCGCCGCGCTGATTGACGAGGGCGTGTCCGTCGAGACCGCTCGTGAGCGCATCATGACGAAGCTCGATGCCGAGTACCGGAAGAATCCGACCCTGCCGATTAACCCTCTCTCCACCTGCTTCGCCAAAGACGAGACGGACAAGAGGCGCGAAGGGATGGAGGCCGCGTTGCTCCTGAGAGGCAACCCTCGCGCGCCCCGCGAGATGATCGACAAGGGCCGCGAATTTGCCGGGCTCACGCTGGTGGACATGGCGCGCGAATGCCTGAATGCTGCCGGCGTGAAGACGCGCGGAATGGACCGGCACGAGATCGCTCGTGTGGCGCTCCAGGGCCGGCATGGGGCGTCCGAGTATTTCGACGGCGCGATGACCACCAGCGACTTTCCCAACATCCTGGCGAACGTCGCCAACAAGACCCTGCGCCAGGCGTATGACGCGGCGCCCCGCACTTTCGTGCCGTTCTGCCGTCAGGTCACGGCGGCCGACTTCAAGCCGGTGAATCGCATTCAGTTGAGCGACATCGCCGCCTTGCAGAAGACCAACGAAAACGGGGAGTTCGTCCGCATCTATCTGGGCGACTCCAAGGAGTCCTACGCGCTCACGACCTGGGGCGGCATCGTGCCGATCACCCGCAAGGTGGTCCTCAACGACGACCTCCAGGCGTTGACGCGGATTCCGGCCGGGTTGGGCATCGCGGCTGCCACGCTCGAAAGCGACGCCGTGTGGGCCGTGATCACGGCGAACGCGAACATGGCCGATGGCGTGCCGCTGTTCCACGCGACGCACAAGAACCTGACGGGCACCAATGCCCTCGCGGCGGTGGCCAACATCACCGCGGCGCGCAAGGCGATGCGCAAGCAGACCGCGCCCAAGGGCACGATCCTGAACCTGATTCCCAAGTTCCTGATCATCCCGGCGGCGCTCGAAGGCATTGCGGTCCAGATCACCAATCCGATCAACCTGGCGGCCACGGCATCTTCCGCCGATGTGCCCGCCTTCGTGCGCGCCATGGTGCCGATCGTGGAGCCTCGCCTCGATGCCGTGGCGAGCGTCGGCGACACGAACTGGTACACGGCGGCCGACCCGAGCTCGATTGACACGATCGAGTACTGCTATCTCGAAGGGCAGCAGGGTGTCTACATCGAGACCCGGCAGGGCTTCGAGGTGGACGGCGTCGAGATCAAGGCCCGCCTGGATTTCGCCGCAGCGGCGATCGACTTCCGGGGCCTGCAGAAGAACACGGCGGCGTAGGGCGGTTGAGTCAGCATTCCGAGGCAACGAAAAGGAGAAAAGAATCATGATCAACTTCGTAAAAAGCGGTGACAATCTCACGCTTGCGGCGCCCTATGACGTGCTGTCTGGGGGCGGCTTGAAGGTGGGCAACATCTTCGGCGTGGCCGCCTTCGACGCACTCTCGGGCAACAACGTCGAGTGCGAAGTCGAGGGCGTCTATGACCTGGCGAAGGACGCCAGCACCTTCGCCCAGGGCGACTTGGCCTACTGGGACGACACGGCGAAGAAGGTGACGTCCACAGTCGGCAGCAACCTGCTGATCGGCGCGGTCGAGGTGGCCGCCGCGACAGGCGCCGCCGTTGTGCGGGTGACCCTATTTAGCGTGCCCGGCTTCTCGGGGCAGGCGCACGGCCTCAAGGTGGCGTATGCCAAATACGACTTCGGCGTGGATGGTGGCGCTTCCTGCACGCCGGCGGTCAGCGACACCATCCCGATCAACGCCGTTGTGTTCGGGGGCGGCGTGGTCTCGACGACCGCTGTCGCCGCCGGCGGAGCGGCCACGGTTTCGATTGGAACCGTTGCCGGTTCCGGGGCCGCCAGTATCTTGGCTGCCACTGCCAAGGCGTCACTGGGGACGAATGCGCTGGTCGTACCCACTGCCGTTGCGACGCCGTTCAAAATGTCCGCGGCCGGCAAGATCAATGTCACGATCGCGACCGGCCCGCTGACTGCGGGCGTGATCGAGGTCTGGGCGATGTACGCCACCGCCGCAGCCTAATCCCATGGCGGCGTGGTCACAACAGTCCGGTTTGGCGAACGCGGCTATCCTGGCCGCGTTCGGCCAGCCGGTCTCTTACCAACAGGGCACGGGTGATCCGTTCACGGTCATCGGCATCCTGGACAAGAGCACAGACGAGCAACGTCATCCGGACACGGTGTATGCGCGGCTATTCGTGGCACTGTCCGGTCTTTCGGTGCCGCCTGACCACGGCGATGAGGTCACGGTCGAGGGCGCAGTCTACACGGTTTTCGAAGTACGGAACGATCCTGCCGGCGGTTGCTGGCTCTCCATTCGAGAGAAGGTCTGATGGCATCGGTTCGAGTGTTCTACAAAAAGCAGGTCCGCATAGATCAGATGAACTTCCGACAGCAGTCCATGTTCAAGATCGGCACTGTTGGCGTAGCCGCCGTCAAAAATCGCCTGGCGGCCGCGCAAGGTGCGACCGACTCCCCCGCGAGGCCACTCACCAAAATGTACGCGATCCAGAAAACGAAGCTCGGCACAGGGAACCGTCGCAACCTGATGATGACCGGAGACATGCTGCGGAACTTTCAGGTACGCACGGTTTCGGACAACAAGGCCAAGGCCAGCAACTCCACTCGCAAGGATCGGCTGAAGGCATGGCTCAACCAGAAGATCGAGCCATGGGTGGTGTTTTCCCCAAAGAACAAGATGGCGGTGGCGGAGTCTGCGCGGCGGGTGCTGCAGGAGATGAAACCGAAGCTGATCCTGGAACGGGCACTGGGCGGTAAACAACGATGATCGACACCTCTGTGCTGGTAGACAACTTCGTCGTTGTCCTGCGCGACATACCCGAACTGATTGAGGAGATGGGCGGCGATCCGGAGCGGATCTACGCCTACCACGACCAGTACCCGAAGAAAGTAAGTCTCACGCACGCGATCCACCAGATGCCCGCACCGTCGATCATGGCGGTGTGGCAGGGCACGGCGCCCGGCGCGTTCGGCGGGTTCGATGTGTGGAAGCATCAGGTCACGTTGTTCCTGCGCGCGCGGGAGACGTTCGATGGCGAACCGCCGACGCCGTATCAACGGATGTTCCGGCTCATCACCAAGGGCGCTCCGGCCGCGAGCGGCGTAGCGATGAACGTGGTGACCGTTCACCCCAATTGTTACCCGATGGACCTCCCGTCGATCGGGCGGCAGACGGATGCGGAGGGACTGGACTATTTCGAAGTGCCCATCACATTTACGGAGATAGGCGATGAATGAACCGACCCGCGTTTGGATGCGCCCACCCTGGGGGGGCGGTGAGCCGAAGGAGGTTGATGCGACTCCCGACGTGCTCACTCCCCTCATGATTTCTGGCTGGGCTCAGTGCGAGCCGCCGGCCAACCAGCAGGAGGTAACGACTGATGTCCACGACTAGGCTGCAAGAGGTCCTGGTCTGCTTCGGGAAGAAGAAGCAGGCCGATATCGCAACGGCGCAGGTTGCCGCCGACATGTGGCGGTTCAGCAAGTTGAACGCCGCGCTCGCGAACCCGAAACTGGCGACCGAAAACGACGCTGAGGAGTACGGCAAGGGCCACGAGTTCCCGACCGCCACGTTCAAGACGGCGTGGGACGTGGGCGCCACGCTGGAGAAGTATCTCAGCGCGGAGATCGGTGCGTGGGCGGTCGCGTTCGCGTTGGGCAAGGTCGTCAAGAGCGGCGCTGGCCCGTACGTGTACACCTGCACCCCGCTCATGCCTGCGGCTGGCGATGCCGCGGAGTTGCCGTACCTCTCGTACGTCGAGCAGATCCGGCCTGGCGGCGGCGTCGTCCTCGACCGGCAGGCGGTTGGCCTGGCTGTGGAGGGGTTCCAGATCACCGTTGGCTCCGGTCCTGGCCGCGCCAACAGCAAGATCAGCGTCGAGTTGGTCGGGTCCGGCAAGGTCATCGACTCCGCGACCGGCATTACGATGCCCGCCGCGACCACGGAGAAGCTCCTGCCCTCCGCTTCGTTGACGCTCTCTATCAACGGCGTGGACTATGTGACCAACAAGAACATCGTCTCCCTGGAGACGGGCTGGAAGAACAACATCCGGATGGACGCAGGCTTCTTCCCCGGCTCCGGCTTTCAGACTCCGGGCGATGGCTCCACGGGCGCGATCCGCGGCAGGCTGGAGTTTGGCAATCGCGTCGGCAATCTGAAGTTCGTCGCGCGCTTCATGAACGGATCGGACGAGTACACGAAGCTCAAGGCGCAGACCACCGGCACGGCGGTCGTGACGCTGGCGTACGACGCGAACAACTCGCTCCAGTTGACGTGGCAGCAGGTGACCTATTCCGTGGTCGAGATCGCGGAGACGGACCAGATCCTCACCGTCGCGGTCGAGTGCCTGCCGATGTACCACGTCACCAACGGCATCCTCACGGCGGTCGGCAAGACGGTCGTGGACGCAATTTGCTCGTAAGGACACTTTCGATGGACACCAACTCTCCTGTTTTCGACGCCACCAGGCCGGTGGCGATTCAACTCCGCGGCCCGGACGGTACGAAGACCGTCCGGGTCCGCTTCCCTTCCGACGACGAGTGGGCCGAACGCCAGCGCCGCCGCAAGGTCATTGTGAAGCAACTCGGGCGCGGGATCTCTGAAACGACGATCCCGAACGGCGAGGATATCGACGCCGCGCTGCTGGCGAAGATCCGCACCGAGGAAGGGCCCGAAGTCGATGCGTTCGAGGCGCAGAAGGTCATCGAGCAGTTGGCCACCTGCGACGTGGACGACGTGGTCCTGGCGGGCGACTCCTTCCGCGTCACGCTCCGCGTACTGGGCGCCACCACGACGATCCTCCTAAAGATGCCGTCCGCGAAGGACGTGAACCACTACCGGCGCGGCTTCGCTCGCGTGCTGGACCTGCCGTTCAACCGGCAGGAGTTGACCATCAACGTGCGCGCGGCCGGCGACCTGTATAAGAAGCTCACCGACGCGACCGAGGGTTACGCCGGAGACGTTCCGGTCATCCACCAGGCCGTCGCGGTCAAAGCCGCCATCGACGCTCTCGACGCCTCATTCCAGGAGGATCGGGACGCAAATTTTTAGCGGCGGAGTGGCCGGAGAATCCCTCCCTCCGCTACCTCGTGCATTGGGCACTCCGGCGCGATGAGTTATGCGATTCGGGCCTGTGTCCGGACGCGCCGGATGGTGGCCGGTGCGACCACTGCCCCCAAGACCAACTCGATGCCGCGCAGACTTCCGAAGCCGGTCTGCTCATCAGGCGCGCCCTCGATCTGCGCGCGGCATTGAACCTGGGAATCCACGTCGGGCTGGACGATATCCGGGCTGACGAGTTCTACACGATGCTGATCCTGGACGACGAGCGGGACCAGTTGGATCGCGAGCGGACGAACACCCATGGCAAATAGCAACCAGATCGAACTGGTCGTCACCGTCGAGGTGGATAAGGCGAACCAGTCCATCAAGAGCGTCAACGCGAACCTGAACAGCATCGAAACCGCCGCCACGAAGTCGGCGCGTGCCGCCTCGGGCGGTATCGATGGCATGACTGCTTCGATGGTCAAGGGCGCCACTGCTGGCAATCTGCTCGCGGACGCGATCAAGAATGCCATCGACTTCGCCAAGGAGTGGACTATCGAGGCGGCGAAGGAAGCGGCGCACGCCGACCGCGCCGTTGCTATTACGCGCACACTGGCCAAGGCGCACGGCGACGGGGCTGGCGCCGCGCAGAAAGCTATCGAGGCCATCCGCAACGTGGGCTTCGCGGCGGCAGACGCCACCACCAACGTCCAGAAGCTCATCATCGCGGATATCGGATTGGACAAGGCCACAAGCCTCGCCAAGATCGCCAAGGACGCCGCCGCCGTCAACACCGAAGGGCTGGACGCCACCCAAGCCTTCGAGAAGCTCATGTTGGCGATCGAGACGGGGCAGGAGCGCGGACTCCGGACGATGAGCCTCTTCCCCAAGATGGCCGAGGCAGAGGAAGTCGCGCGGTTGCAGGCGCAGTTGCACGGCAAGACGCTCTCCGACCTGGAGGTGAAGCAGGTCCGGTACAACGCCATCGTGGAGGCGTCGAAGACTATCCACGGGTCCGCTGCGGAAGCCGCGGGGACGTACGACGGGCAGATGGCGAAGCTCTCCCGCGACATGAAGGATCTGAGGGAGGACGTGGGCAAGGCGTTCCAGGGCGAATTGATCGCGGTTGTGGGCCTCCTGAAGGGCGCCGTGTCCTTCTTCAGCGACCACACCGACGCCATCGAGAAGTTTGGGAAGGGCACGCTGGTGCTGGTCGGCATCATCGCCACGATCACGGCGGCGACCAAGGCGTGGGCGCTCGCGCAAGGCGCGCTCAACCTCGCGATGGCGATCAACCCGGCCTTCCTGCTGGCGGGCGGCATCATCGGAGCGGGCGCGATTATCTACAAAGAGTATTCCGACATGAAGGAGGGGATGGACGCCCGCTACAAGCAGATGGAGACGGACGCGCTCCGGAAGGACGTTGGCTCCGGCAAGGTCAAGATTGACGACCTCCGGAAGCGCGGCATGACGGACGACCAGATCCGCGAGCTGATCTCCGGCCGGAAGCTCCTCCCCGGCGAGTCCTTCGAAGGGTTCGACACGGGCGTCAAACTCAAGATCGGCGGCACCGGCAAGCCCGATCCGGAGGCGTTGAAGCTCGCCATCGAGGTTCAGAAGCGGCAGCGAGAGAACGAGCAGTACTTCAAAGACCAGTCCATCGCCGCCACTGGCGCGGGCAAGACCGGGTACGCGAAGGACGTTGCGGAGATGAACGCGGAGATCGCGCGGCGCACCACGTTCACGGATGACAAGGGCACGCATCAGGTCGCGCTCACCAAGTCGGCGTGGGAGTCGATCATCGACACGATGCAGAAGAAGTTTCAGGCATTCAAGGACCACTTCGCCCTGGAGAACAAGAAGACCCTCGCGGATTACCTCAAGGACGAGGACGAGAAGCACCAGAAGGAAATGGAGTACGAGGCCAAGCGATACAAGGAGCGTCTCAAGAACGACGTGGATATCGCGGAGAAGAACCTCGACCATCTCCGGACGGTGTACGCCTTCGAGGAGCAGCGGGCAGGCTTCGAGCGGGACGCGCGCCTGCGGCAAGTGGAGTCGTTGGACCCGCAGACTCTCCAGCAGAAGATCGCGGTCGAGCAGCAGAAAGCCGCCATCGAGATCGACTATCTGGAGAAGGTCCACGAAGTCAAGCAGGCGCTTTACGACATGGACACGCGCCGGATGCTGATGGAGGAGGAGTTGACGCTGACTCGGCTGAAGTACAAGGCCGACGAGATCAAAGCGCGCATCGAGGAGTTGAAGGGCCAACGCCAGGAGATCCGCGACCAGGGCGACGAGGCCAACGACGCCGCGATCCGCGCGGCCCGCGAGAACGCCGCCAACCGCACGACGCAGTTGGTGCGTGAGCATAACCGGCAAATCTTCGACTCGCTCAAGCAGCAGGCGGGCGGCGTCTTCGACGCGCTCCTTACCAAATCGCAGTCGGTGTGGAAGGCCATCGGCAACTCCCTCAAGACCGCGCTCCTGACGGCCATCAAGGAGGTCGTCACGTCGCGGGTCGCGGCCACGCTGATGTACATGTTCACCGGCCAGAAGGTGACGTTCGCGGGCGGCGGCGCGGGGCTTGGCGGTAGCGGCGGCGGGCTGGGCGGGCTGGGCGGCATCCTGGGGATCGGCGCGGTGCCTGTGTTCGGCGGGTCTGGCGGCGGGCCGATCCCTGGCGGCGCGGCGGTGGCTGGGGCACTCCTCCGTTCCTGCCGCAAGGCGGGGGTGGCGGCGGTCTTCGCCCGGCAGCGCGCCGGTATGCTTTGCGAACATATTTTCCAGCATTCTCTCTCCGGATTCCAATGTGGTCAGGAAACGCTCTTCCTCGGCTTTGATAGTCTCGGCGATAATGGCTTTGTTCTTCTCCAGTTCCGGGCTGCGGTCTTTGAAAATCGATATTGCCGCCGGAGCGAGCTTATATAGGAAAGGGCCGGACTTGCCGTCGGACAGCACCGCGCCGTAGCGCACCGCGCGCCGGATTACGCGGCGCAGTACATAACCGCGCCCTTCGTTGGAAGGTGTTATCCCTTCGGAAATCAGGAACACGGCCGCGCGGCAATGGTCGGATATCACGTTTGCGCCGTTGATGAGGGGTTTCCCGGTTTTGGCGTCGAACTTTGCGGTGAAATCCGGCGTGAAATTGAGCAGTTTCGCCGCTTCGTTT